TGCTGTGGTATTAGTTATAAGATTTTGGAGGGCTTTAAAGGTCATGGCTATGCCTACTGAGAATAGGGAGAGAACACGGTATTGTTATCACCGACTAGCATATTAATCGAACCGCACGGATTACCGCGAATAAACACATCACCTACGTAGTATCCCGGTGTGGCTTGCGTAAGTAAATCGTCGATAAAGAACTGAACGTCAACACCCTGCACATGGTATGCTGGATATTGTACAAAATACTGTTTATCCGGTATAAGTCCTTTTCGATAAACATTCATCACTATATCATCCAAGCTCAAATTAACACAGTACACACAATCCTTACACCCATTACAATCTGCACAAGTACAATTACAGCCCGTAAGCTGCATATTAGCGCCGACTATACTTGTATTAGAATTAACGTAGGGGATTTTCTCTGCTGTCTGTAGCATTATCTACCCCCACCCGGCCAATAACCGGCACCACCACCCCAACCACGATTAGCTGGACCAACCCACGGCTGAGTCTTGGCTACAGACGATGTAGCAAAAGCACGATCTGCTTCGGCACGACACCGGCTCTTTTCCTTTCTAAACTTTAACTCATACCGCTCTGCTTCTTTCGGATTATACCAACTAGTATTTTGGATAGGCATTAGAGTAGAGATAGCACCATAGGCTATACCCTGCGCCCACTGCTCATACAGATAGTTGTCCAATACCTCTGCATCCTGCTTCGGTGCCACTACAGCCTCAATCTCTAGCGCTTTCGCTTTGTCCATATTCGGTGGACGGCGCAAATGTATCATTGTCGGAGAGGTCATTTGATACAGATAAGCACCAATACCAGCCGGTAACTTAGCTGTAACTGGAGTGTAGTCCCAGCGACCGTCTACGGTAACTCGCGTTATACGTACAATGTTATAGTTACAATCAGTAATAAGTTGATAGTCCTGCACATTTTTCTGTAAATCATACTGATTTACGTCATGTATAATGCCGGACCAGTTACATAGTTCAATAGCTGCCATACGAATATGATGTAAAACCATTTCCGGTGGCGCTCCACGCACATATGGGAGTACGTAGGGTAGTAAAGCATCCCACGATAACACACCATTAGGGTTAATATAGCTCATGGCTGTCTCGCCTTAGTCATTTGGTTATCGCCACCCTGACCAGCAAACGTTCCCGAATTAAACTTGGTTTCCTGCGAGAACTTAACACCTAACGAATTATAAAATTTCTTATACAAAGCTGCACTTTCGGTTTGCGATAACGTCGATTCAGTATCAACCTCAAACGCTTTAGCCGCTATAAAGAACCGTAGTGCCGTATGATACACAGTATCTAGTAAAACAGTAGTGTTGGGGTCCGTATATGGAATTGGGGCTAACACCATCGTACCCGTTACCCGCACATCTGCCGGATAACCTAAAGGCAGTATCGGCGATATGTAAAAATTCCTTGGGTCTTTCACATCATAAGCATACGATATAACACGGAAATTCTGTACACCACCCGATGGCATGGATGGCCTCTTACTAAACGTTCGCAGTAATTGCAAATCACACTGCGTAATCGGTTCCCCCGGACTATACGACGAGCCTAAACTCATCGCATCAATAGACTTTAACAGTCTATATGTAAGCGGCAATACCTGCCGGTGTCTACCGGGAGTTATATTTAAGTCTTGTGTTGTCAAAAAGGCATCCGGCCTATGGTTATTAATTTCAACCAATCCTTGATTCATATAGTCCATTAAGTCACTAATAGACCAACGAGTAAATTCGTGCCCCGCCTCTTGGTCATTAAGAGGCGAGGACGAAACCGGAGTAATAATTTGCAGCCCGGTAGCCATTATCCAATCCTTTCTTCCGGTCGCGGACCTTCAAAATTAACAGCCCGATCACGCTCAAACGGACTTCTCTTTACTTTCTTCGGTTTGATAATCTTGGTTTCGTTACCCTGTGCATCGCGCCTAAAAATCTCTACATCTTCGCGCTTTGCACCTTCTTTCTCAAACGGATAAACTCGACCAGATTCCAGATGCCGCATATACAACCCAGCACCTAAAACCATTGGACCACCTATATCAAGGCTATTGTCCACTAATGCCTTACGGTTACCGATCACTACGCGCCTAACAACATTTGGCTCATCCATTGTAAAATCCTCTTAGTAGAAAAAGGAGGGAGCCGGGATGCGACTCCCCCCACACACGCACCACCCCACACTCAGTTCATCATACCGGTCTGGAAGTTGAAGTAAACCGGTGTGACAGTAAGCACTAAACCGGTCAACACATTGGGTGTCGGCAGTTCAGTTAAAACAACATCGAGAATGTCCGGTGCCGCGAAGTAATGCAGTGCTGAAGTAAGGAATGTAGCACCGGTAGTAATTGCACCTGCCGGATTATACACTCCAAAACCATTACCCACTGCATTAATCGGAATTGCTGCGGCATTAAGCACCTGCCCCGCAGTACGGAACCGTAAATTAATTTTACCAGTCGCACCAGCAACAGCACCAGTTACGGCATAAAACGCACCAAAGAACAGTGAATTTGCCGGTACAACAACCGCACCCCATACATCATTGACAACCGGTAAATTCGCCATATTCTTCTTAACGAAGTATTTAAGCGCTGCATCATTAACAAAGTCGAACGTGCGCGATGCAGCAAATACTACAGGGTGTTTACTAGGTGGCGCTAACTTCGATACATTCGCCACATTAAACGGTGCTGCGGGAAAGATTGCCCAGTCGGTGTTCTGCTGACGAGGACCACCCAAGTAAAGCTCATAAGTGCTAGCCATGACTTATCTCCTCAGCTAAAGCGGGCATAAAGCGCTGCAACACCTTTCGGGTACAGAACTTTAAAACCATACACCGCTAAGCCTTGATAGTAGCGGTCCCATGAATCCTTGTCTTCAATTACGCGCGTTTGGTCAATCTGTGCGGCAAACGCTGTCGCCATCTTCACACCGGCAATAATCTGATAGCAGTTCGCTTGCACGGCTGCATCAAAAAACGGCGGTAAGAAGTTGGAAATATAGATATTGAACCCGGCGACGTTGGGCGGCAAACGCCCGTTAATCATCGGAGAGATATCCATACCGGTCAGATACGCAGCGCGGAGGTCACTATTCAGCAACGTTGTATAAGCGATTGCTGGCATTACAACATAGCGATTCTCTCGCGGCGCGCACTGCTCATCTAAAACACCATGCAGGTAGGTAAGCACCTGATTAATGTTCGATGATGTAACAGCAACCGGGTTACCGGTTGTGCCGAGATTGTACGCATGTGACACGTAACCGGCAGACGTACCCGCATTATCCAGATCAACGTCCATATAGACCGACGCAAACAGCGACGTATCAATCGCCTGAGCCAACCGGTAAGCGGCGCGTTTTAGGAAACTTTCACGCCACGACGGCCAGTTACAAATCTGCTTTTCGTCGATCTGGCTAATGACCATACTAAAATCTTTAGCCTTGTCAATAACGAGCGTTGTTGGCTCGCTATCAATGGTGTCATGTACAATAGTGCCACCCTTTTCGTAGTCACGAATGGTAACTTCGGGTTCCCTCCAGAAAGTCACTTGGTCACCACACTTTTCAATCGAACCACTATATTCCGTGGTACTGATTTCGCCATAAACGCTGGAGCAATAGAACAACTCCAGTAAGTCCATGCTAAACATCGGTGAAATAAGGTTACCACTATACTGTGGATAACCAGAAGCTACTGCGACGGCCATGATTTAATCCTCATGCGTTAAAGTCGATTCTGCCTTCGGCCTCGGCTTCTTTAAACAGTTTATCCCAATAATCTCTTACGTCTTTAGTAATCTTTCCTTGTACAAAGTCATTACTAACTCTCTTCCGGTCAGATAACTTAAGTATTGGTTTCTGCTGCCCGTTCGTTTGAATAGGCGCGGCACCACCACCGTTGAGACTGGGACTAACCATTGTAGCCAAAGTCGCCTTAGAGGGTTTAAAACCCCCAAAAATTTCAACGATTGTATCTATATCACGACCCTCATGTGCTTGCTTTAACATATCAAACACGGTGTTTCGTGAGTATGGAGCCTTAGTCGCAATATAGTCTTTCCATTCTTGGGACTCGATTATAGTGTCAAATCCCGGTATTCTTGACTTTACGTGACCAACAAACTGAGACTCGCTCGTTGTTGATAAATCAGTCTGTACTCTGGTTTGCGACTCACGTAAATCCTTCAATTCTTTTTCAATAGCTGCCATAGCAGCCTTTGTTTCACCCCTTGCAATCTTACGTGCGATCTTGCTGATAACAGCTTGAGAGTCGCCATAAGTCACTAACTCTTCTTCCGTTAAATCTTCTTCGGGGTTAGGGACCGGTATAGGAGGCGGCATGGCTTCACGCAACTCCTTTAACTGTGTCTCTAACTTCTCTCGCTGCGCTTTCTCACTCTTTAAGGCCGGTTCTAGGCTTTCAATTACACCTTGGAGTGATTTCCACCGCTGCTCATTCTTTAAAGCTTCGGCTTTCCACTGTTCTTCCAATGTAGGAGTCTTGGGAGGCTCTACTACTGGAGTCGGTGCTGGCGTCGGTACAGGACTCGGTGCTGGACTTGGTGGAACTACAGTCGGTTTCGCAACTACAGGAGTCGGTGTTGGCAGTCCATCCATATGTGGAATAACCACTTCTTTCGGCTGCTGAACTTCACCCGGTGGTGGAGCTTCACCAGCTATTTGCGCTCTCAATAACTCACGTTTTACAACCATTGCTTGCGGTAGACCAGCCATTATCGCTCTCCGTTAGGCTCTTTACTTTTAAGAGCCTCTAGTAGTGATTCCAACTCTAATGCCCTACCTTTAACTTCTAAGAAGTTTTCAGGCAAAGCACGCCTAAACGCATCATTTAACTGTTGTTCTCTTTGCAGTATTATTTCCGCCAATAGTTCAGCGTAGTTAGACCTAGATAACTGTTCTAACTTTCTCGCTTGATTGGGGTTAATACGATATTTCATACGTCACCCACAAAAAGCACAACCACTGGACTTCTTACTATTACGCTGTTCGTTGTTACCGGGATTCTTATTTAAGAACCCACCGGTGGACTTACCACCACCAGCATTACTAAAACCGCCCTTCCAAATCTTGGACGTATCACCCCGCGCTTGGGGTGTCCACATAGAACTACCACTAACTGACTTGTTCGGCATAAGACCCATCTCACTTCTCCTACGTTAAGGGCTTTCGCCCGGTTAAAACATTAAGGAATAATCTTAATGTCCATTCTAACTCGTCTATACGCTCTAAGATCAGCACCCTGTACCGCTGTAAAACTAGGAGCACCCCATATAGCCATACCTGCCCAAAAGGAAATAGGTGCAAGGACAGACTCAACAGTATCTCCATTATCCGTATATATTAAAGGTCCACCCACTGCATCTGCGGGAACAACTAACTTAAGAGGATCATACGGCTGATTAGGCGCATTAGCTACAGATAACTGTGTACCTGCTATATTAAATCTTGCGTTTCCAGCCGATACTTGGCTAGTTACTATTGTATGAGCAGCCGCAAATGTCTGATTACCCTGACCATTGCTATTCCCCAAAAGAGGAATACCAGCTAATGCGATATTACCACCAGTCATTGCAATTGCACCATTACCGGGAATACATCCATTAATATATGCTGGACTAGTTAATCCCGTTACTCCAACTCGTAGATTAATAGCACTAAAATTAATTGAGCCAGATATACCACAAGATATAGAAGCAGGTATAAACGTAGGAGTAACATAAGACAACATATGAAGCATTATAAACTTTATTGTAGGCCAGTTAGACTCATGCGTAACAAATGCATTATACCCAGTTCCCCAAGTACTATTATAAGCTTGTATATCTGTTATAGGTGTATCGCCATAAGGATAGAAATTTAACTGCCTATTACCTACTTGCAATCTCTGTTTAGCAATTTCTGCTGACGCTGCTTGAAACGTAGCTACATCAACTACATCAGTCAGTGGGGCCACTCCATTTATAGGAGGTTGACCTAATGTAAGACCGGACACATAAGTAGTAAATGTATCACCAGCCTTCAAAAAGATGTTTGCTATAGTACCATCTGTTATCCTAGATACAGCATATTGGATAGTTCTTAGCGGAGTATTTGGACCCTTACCATCATTATTATCATCTCCCTCAGAACTCGAAACATATTGGTTTCCTACAAGTGCTGTTGGTCCTAAATATAAACCACCAATATCAAATTCATCTACAGTATTGGAGTCTGCTGCATTACCTAAAGGATCATCAGTAATAAGCGGAGCATGGCGTGCAACTATAAGATTATCAGCCGCATTTGAAACTTTTGCATAAAACTTAATTGTATTCTCTACTACTTCCGGCCTAATAGTTTCTGATTCAACAAACTGTAACATACCATTAGCAACAGCAAACGCGCTTAGACCGAATGACCACAAGCCTAAACCTGACTCGTGGTATGCACACGTAGTAACACCCAATCCATCCGAAAGCTGGAACGTATATTTTCCAGTCATATCAATGACCAATACATTATTCCTATTAGACAATTGCACATGCCGCCCATTCAAGACCATAGGGCTAGCATAGTTTTTGCCATCTCTTTCCGTAGTAACTGTGCAAACAGTAATAGTACTGGCATCGTTCACAAACCCATAAGCCTTTACAATTATAGCTGTCTCAGATACGTCAATAATATGAGACATTAAACTCTTACTACCGGTATGAAAAATGGCATTAGGGGGCTGGTTCTCAGTCCCCTGTGGATCGACCGGAGTATTAAAAATCGGTATGCCAGTACTAATTTTCATGTTAGTTCCTTAGACAATTTCAGCTTTAACTAACAAATTCCAATTAGCAGGAGTAATAGCTGCCGCAGCATTTGACGTAGGATTAATAAGCGTGGGGATAGTAACAGCAAGTGCTACTGTAATGTTAACAGCATTAAAACTTACCGAAGCCGATGCTGGAGCAACAAAACTAACCCTATCACCCACTGCATATCCTATCTCTGCAACAAGACATTTAAGTTCTAACCACACTTGCTTTGGGAGTTTAGCAAGCCCATGAGGAATTACCGTAGTAGTGCTAACGGCATAGTTGTACTCTTCTCCCCAATATGAGTTTTCCGGTGCAGAATTTTCACGCCCGGTTTGACCTACTTTCACTAATGCTGCCATTTCAAATTACTCCTCTACAGTTGGTTGAACTACGTTAAGCGGGCATGTTTACAGGTAACGCACTCGGTCCCCCGCTGGGACCGGCGCTAGGCTGCGCGGTTGGGCTTGAGGGAGGCGGCAAGCCTCCCGGCGCACTGGGAACCCCACTACGACCGTCGAGCCGTGGCGCGGCGCTAGAGCCGGTTAGAAGGGCATTGGCACTAGACGGCGAACCTCCGGCCATACTCTGTATAAGCTGTGATATCATCTGTGGATTACCACCGACAGAACCTAGACTTGTTAAAAGCGCACTTAGTTGATCTGGATTCGGTAAGATATCATCTACCGGCAAACCGGTAGTCTTAAGCACTTCGCGTAGTATGATCTGCATACCCTTAGCTGGTATAATCGGCTCAACTCCCGGTGTTGTAGACGTAGCGTATGGAGTAAGCGACTGTAGTATCTCCAGAGTCCTAGCTTGTGCCAACTCACGCTGTAACAGCCCAGTAGCACCACGCGCCATAACCTGTACGTCCGCCTTAATATCTGGATCATCGTCAAAGCGCATATTCATGTTATAATAAAATTCGATGATCTTCTCTATGGTATCCCGATCTACATTCAAGATACTATTCTTAATACCTTTCGCTGCATTAGCCATCATCATGCTAAGACCGCCCATTGTACGACCTGCGCCGCCTACCTGCATGTTACCCATTACATATGGCGGAACACCGCTCAAATCGTCTGCAATGGTACTAAATTTATCCCACACCTGTAACAGCTCCGGTACTACTGTGGGTATAACAAACCAACGATAAGCAGGATTACCCTTACCAGTTGGGTCTGACTCAACGTGATATAGCTTATAGGGGAATATTTCATCCGGTACTTCTCCCCCGGTCAGTCGGTCTACATCGACCTCGCCCACTGGACCAGCAGAATAACTCATATTCCGCACTATCGACCGTGCAGAAGAGTTAACAACACGCTGTGTATCTCGCAGTATGTCCGCTAAACCCTCGCCCCACAACGCCCCCGGTACTTTAACAAACGACGATGAGAATATAGGACGCGCTTGCAGCGGATACGGATTAATGATTGCCTTAACCGTATAGTTATTAATTGTCCATATTTCGCACTCATATTGCGCTTCGGGGTCTTTAACTAGTATGTTTCGCTGTAAGAGATATGTACCCGGAACCTTACCGTTATATATTAAAAGGTCTAGGGTTTTGCGATCCAAAGTGGGGGTGAAGGTATCTTGGAGGAACTTCCGCTGATAATCTGGACGGAGTTGTTCTTCGTATCCGGTATCCTTATACTTATCCAATACCGTTCTGATAGTTTCATCATTGAATCCTTGTAAGCCCAAACACATATACAGTTCATCCATCTGCATCTTGCGACGCTCGATAAAGAACCGTCCATTCTGCGGTGTACTGCTCTCCATTGACGGATAAGCGTCAAACGGGCTTATCCTTCTGGATACATAAATAGTGTCAGTCTTTTCAACAACCCTCTTACCATCCCACTCTAACCGGCGTTTGTTTTCGATAACCGGCGCTCGCATAAAGGCAGCGGGAAACGTACAAAAATCTTGAATAAACTCGGCAAAAGCCTCACGCCACCCACCTTCCATTAATTGGTCTTCTATCTTTAACTCCATACCATCACAGGCAGACTGAGCCTTTTCCCGAGCATACTTTAAAGCCGCATCCTTAAGCTGCTTCGCCCTCGCGCGCAAGTCCATTGGTATACCTTGCGCTTGTAACTCCGCTTGTAGTGCATCTACCACCTGTTCCTTCATCCACGGTGGTAACTCTGGAATCGGTGTGGGTTTTAACGTCCACGGCTTATCTATCGCGCTAAGTAATATATCGTTAATCCAACTTTCAGCAGCACGGCACTTAAGAGCAGTAAGGCCGATATAAACATCAACCGCACCAACCAATCCGGCATCTTCTGGATCGTACACATATCGGCGCGCGCGTAGCGCCCTCAAAAGTCTTTCTTCAACCCCCGATACCCGGCGATACATTTCCGCTTCAATAAATGCACCACGTACATACCGTGCTAAATCATCTTGTATCTCCTCCTGATTGACTGGAGATACCGGTGACGCTAGTGGCGACACACCACCCGGTGTAGGCGAGTGAGATATGTAATTGGTACTAGCGGCTGCTAAAGTCATTGTAGTGTTTGTTCCTCTTGTACTTCTGGCGCTATTCTACTTGGGTCTGGTCCTATGTGCTTCTCTGCCCCAAGCACATTGTTAGCACCACCCATGTAGTAATAGTACGAACTACCATCGTATAAAAACATAGCAACAAGATTCTTACCGCTACTAATAGTAGTTGGCGGATTACCTCTCACACTTGCGGGCCAAGTTAGTGTTACCGCAGCACCAGCAAATATATCAAGATAACACATACACATTGCTGGTGGAGCAGTAAACGAAATTGTGCAACTACTGTTTAACCCAAAAGCCTGAAAGTTACCTTGATTCCAGTTAACCGTAGTAGATGCTCCCGGTACACCCTTATCAAAATAACCGGGATAAAAATAAGGAGCAGTTACATTACCATTGAACGTCTTATTGCCGCCGAATGTTTGCGTTCCGGCAGTAGTTACACCGGGATTACTTGAGTTCGCCGGTTGTAAAGTAAGAGTCGTACCAGCAATCGTACCACCAGCACTATTCGGTGAACCGCCAACATTCGCTATAGTAGTAACACCACTACCACCACCAGCCGCATCACCAGTATTCGTACCCGATAAATTAGCAGCAGTAATACTACCCGTAATAGTGACATTACCTCCAATAGTAACAGCACCATCAACCTGCAAACCTTGGTAAAACCTAAAAGGAAGTCCCGAACAATAAAAGTAAGGCTGTGTTCCATCATGCCCTAAATTCCAAGTAGTTACACCAGTACCAAAAGAAATCCACGCATTTCCAGTACTCGTCGTTGATACATTAAAGATCGCACCGGCACCAGCACCAGCAGTAAATGTTTTAACACCAGCAAACGACTGCGCGCTTGTTGTAACTACGCCACCAAAACTCACACTTGCTGGCTGTAAATTAAGTGTCGATCCCGTTATAGTGGCTGCATTAGCATTTGGAGCCGCGCCAATAGCACCAACAGCATTGACCATTGAACCGGGGAAGTTTGCCGCACTAATGTTACCCGTTACCGCTAAACTACCACCAACAGTACCACCACCCATTAGGGTGAAAGAACCATCAGTAAGTTTTATACCAAATAGAGTTGCCTCGAAACCACCAGAAGCATTACGCCGCTGTACTGTCCAATTACCTTGTGCATCACCCGAAGCAGAGAAATTATACGTTAATTGCTTTGTCGGATTACCATTACCACCAGAGAAGATTAAACGGCTATCAAGAGCAAAACCATTAATAGTAAGTGGACCCGTTAAAGACTGACTACCTGCAATTTGTAGTTTAGTTACGCCATCATCTACGTTTGTGCCAATACAGACTCGACCAGTAGAAACTGTCGCACCACTACCTGTATTCCCAAAACCGTAAATAATGTTCTGAATGGACAATTGTCCATTATCAGTTGGGTTAAAAACTTGAGCATTATACCCTATAGCTACAATCTGCTGTGCGCTTGTAACATTACTACCAGCATTGCGACCTACGCCAACATTAAAGTTACCACCAACTCCACCAGTTCCAGCTTGGGAAAGAGCTAGCGTTCCTATTGCTACACAGTCACCAACGCTAATACCGGCATATAACGCTTGGAAGCCAGAAACAACATTATTACCACCATCCTGTAGACCGTTTCCCGCTTGACGCCCCCAAAGACAGTTATTACCACCAGTAGTTAAACCAGCACCGGCAAAACTTCCACCAACACTGTTATTCTGTCCGGTAAGGGTGAAATTACCGGCGTTTTGCCCTAAAAATATATTAGAAGTTCCACCTTCGGCGTGTAATACAGGAACTGTACCGATCTGGAATGTACCAACATTAGTGCTTACAGTTGCTACTACTCTGAAAAAGCCTAAGCTTAAGGCGTTATCAAACGTTTTATTACCACCAAAAGCCTGTACCGCAGTGTTAACAACACCCGGATTAGTCGCGTCCGCTGGCTGTAAATTAAGAGTTGAACCCGCTAAAGTAGCGGCATTAGCATTAGGTGCATTACCTACTGGCGCTAAAGCGCTTATAGACCCAGTAGCCCCGGTTGCACCTGTAGGACCAGTAGGGCCGATAGAACCAGTAGTGCCTGTAGCCCCAGTAGGACCAGTAGCACCAGTAGCACCAACGGAGCCAATGCCGGTAGCCCCAGTAGGCCCAGTAGCCCCCATATTACCTGTTGCACCTGTCGCCCCCTGTAACCCTATTCCTGTCGCGCCTGTTGCCCCGGTTGCCCCTGTATCGCCCTTAGCACCAGTCGGTCCCGTTGGACCGGGTATATACTCCCCACCACCAGTAGCACCAGTGGCAAAACCAATTTCGATCAATCTACCTTCGGTCATGTAATTAACGCCAATAAAGCCGTACTAGCAAAAGCGCTATTACCTCCAACTATTAATGAGGGCAACGGCGCACCAACCAAAGGTCCATTTGCATATCCTATCCAGTAAAAATTATTATTTGAAGTCATAACATAAGGGCCAGCCGCCTGCATACTTGCACCTGTACCACCAGCAATTATACCTATAAGTAAAGCTAAACAATTAACATTCGGAACTATAGAAGACGGATTACACCCAACATAACTACTACCAGAAGCCGCTACACCAGAAACACTTGAAATTAACGTACCAGTAATTCCTCTCCACTGTGATAGTGTACCACCATAGTAATATGTTCCTGACGGTTTAGTTAAGGTTAAAGTAGCACTAGCACCGGCAGCAACTACACCTTTCCATATTTCGCAATCTGCAACAACTCCATTTGTAGACTGTACTAATTTAGTCCACGTTACACCTGTTTGCGCGAGTGTTGGCTGTACCCATGCTGTACCACCACCCATTAGTTCAAGTATTAAAACATCTCCAACAGTCGGCGCAGCCCCAAGTGTTATAACTACAGTAGCACCATTACCAATATTACTTGCTGACTGAACTAAAGTTCCATAATCTGATCTTACTACGGTACTAAAAGGAACCTCGCGGGTTAACATTATGTATAGGCTCCACTACTGCCAACAGTTCCGGCTACACTACCGGGGAACATATTGACGCCTTTCGCGTTAGTCCAAACCTGTCCGCCGTTGTAACACTGATACCTCTTTCCGGTAGCGGCTCCACTGAATGTAAGCGTTGCTACGTCTCCTGCATTTATTGAACCAAGACGCCCAACGTCCGCAAACGCCACAGAAAATGCAGGTGTTCCACTAACCGTTATGGTGAGTCCATTGACAATAAAGACCACACTCGACGTGTCATAAATTCCGTAATGAATAAGTGCAGAGCCGCTTATAGTGTAGTTACCAGATATATACATTGTCGAATTTCTAGCAATCGCTAAATGCTGCGAAGACATTTGAGCAAATACATGCCCCCCAGTCATATACAAAACTGAGTTGTCTAAAGCGATGATTCCTTTTGAAGTAGCCGATCCACCGAATGTTATGCCTGAGATACTTACGTAAGAGTACGGAGTGATAGCCAGCGCCCACGCCCCGGCAGTTGTGCAATTCCATACGGCGCTTGTGCTTCCGGTAAACTTTATCCGCGCAGAACACCATGATACAGTTACAGCCTCAGTGTACGTGCCATTGGCAAGATTTATGATTACGGTAGGTCTGGCAGCACCTAAGTCCAGAGTACGGTAAGTCGCCGCAACGTCTACAGCTTTTTGGATAGTGGCAAATGCGGCTCCGCTTGACAGACCACTATTAGAATCATTGCCTCCAGATACACTAACGTAAAGGTTAAGGTCATTCGTAATAATCGTACCGTAGGAACCGCCGACAGTAATCAAGTCCCCACGATCTATAAACAACTCAGTATTACTAATTGCAAGACAAACTATCTGTTCTCTCGGCCCAACAGGTGTAGTAGTTAATGTCCCGGCTGGTCCTAGCGCCCACCATGTACCGGCTGCTGGACCACCAACCGTACCCATTATTGCATCTAACTGTGCTGCCGTAGCTGTGTACTTGCCAAAGGCAACATACGAAAAATCATCTGGACCTGTTACTGCACTTACCAACCCGATACACGGCTTTGTGGGGTCACCGATATCCGCCGCTACAAACGTACCATTATTCGCTAGCGGTCTACCTACTATCAGTCCATGCCCTACTTGGTGTATCGGCCCTACCGTTACTGAACTGCCACTACCTGTTGTCGCACCACCCCCACCGCTTATAAATGCATCACTTGGTAACAGTATCTCGGCAGTCGTTGGGGATAGTGCCTTAAATCCTATTTGCTGGTAGCTAGTTACGCCATCCGGCTTGTATATTGTGTAGTTGCCATCTATGTAAGAAATCCAGAAGTAATGTCCAGTAAGTAGTCCAGCACCTACTATAGACATATCGCACAACGCTTCCCAAAGAGCCTCCGGTTGTTCAATAATGCCAAACTGCTGTCCTATAAAATCATCTGGACCAACCACTTCACCTACAACAGCATCAGCTACTTTAAGTGGATCGGTATTAACTGACTTTACCCACCCACCAGCCGTTTCCGTTATCGGCATACCAACTACTAATCCATGACCAACACTGTGTACCGGAAACCGTATAGCTGACCCACCACTTCCACCGCCACCACTTCCCGTTGTTCCCTTAACTGTTCCGTGTAGTAACAATCCACCCGATGTTTGATTACCCACTCCATGAACGACAAACGCTACTGGATTACCGGAATCATCGACTCCCTTAAAATATATATCCCCAACTCCATTAAAGTTAAGCTGTCCATCAAAAACTAAACTCCCCATTATCTTTGCTTCACATTCACATACACACCACACAGACCAGCTGTAACAGTCTTATCAAACACATAAAAAGCTCCGCCATTTAAAAATACAAATGGTACAGTAGCAGTCAATTTTATCGCAGTACCCGCAGCATCAGTTAGCGGTTTATTGACAGAGCCACACACCACAAGAATATTAACTACCTCTGCGGCTGCTAAATTATCAGCACATACATTAACACCATCAAACGGTGTAGCATCAAAATAGCCTGTTGTTTTCGCTGCCGTTTGCGGAGTAACTACTGTAAAGTTAGCAGGCATCTTACTCTCCTATATTTTTCCTAAAACAAGTAGAATAATCACAATAAGCAGAAGTAACCCTAAACCACCACTAGGGAAGTAACCCCAGTTAGCACTGTGTTGCCAAGCGGGAAATGCGCCGATAAGCAGGAGTATCAGGATAATTAAAAGAATAGTTCCTAATGACATAATCTACTCCGACTTTACTAGTACGTCCACTAAAAACGGATGCACCGGTATGGAAAATAAAACTTGCCACAAAGAAGGCAAGGCCCGCTGCAATTAACCTTGGATGATACGGTGCCGCTCCCTGCCATGCTGCCAGTACGAAGCATACAAATGCAAAGACCAGTAAAATAAGATCGAGTACCATTTTAGCCTCTCCTATGCCATCATAACAAATTTAACCAATGCGGCAACGATAGCTGCTACGACACCCACTAATGCTGCAACTCTAAACAACACTTGCCACTTTACTTTAGCCGTTGCAACTGCCGTAACAACTACCGTCTTTAGGTCCGCAAACTCTTTAGCTAACCCATCAATTTTGCCCTCTACCACCTTCTGTTTCTCTTCTATTCTTGCCTCATGCCGGACATGCGTATCTTCCAGCACTTTAACTCGGGCTTGTAGGTTAGCTACATCCTTTTCCATTTACTTACCAAGAGTCTTCTTCGGTAGTGGGTTTGGCGGCAACTCATTATCCGGCTTAGTACCATCCGGTGCGCCCGGTGGCAGACTGTTATCCGGCCTACTCCCATGTCCCGGCAGTGGTTGACCACTAACATGCCCCGGTGGCTTCGGTAACTCATTACTAATGCCCGGTCCACCCGGTCCCACATCAGGCAGTGAATTGTCCGGTGCAAGCGGTGGTACTGGCAGCTCATTATCCGGTAGCGCTGGTTTACTCGGTAACGTATTATCTACGCCCTCTTCCGGTCCTGTATCTGGCAACTCATTACTGGGTCGCGTAGACGCTTTAACATACAGATCATAAAGCACAGACCGAATATTCGGTGGAGTAAAGTTACACCAGAACCCCATCGCTTCCCAGCCGGGGATAAGTCCAGCGATATCCTTAGCCCACGTACCTAAAGAATTTTCCCCGGCATGAGGGCCACTCGGCACTGGGTAATCAGCAGCAAAAGCAATCCCATCTTCAATATCGGTACGGTTATTACACCCTCCAGACACATCATGCGCCTGCCAAGTCCAACCCAATGCAGATGCTCCGGTATTAATTCCCGAAGTTACATAGTTATTCATAAACCGTACATTAGCGAAGTTAAAGAGATTGTTAACAAGCTGCTCTTTCGTCAGTCTACCCAAAAACTGCACTAACGTATCCTGCAAAAACATCCACCGGTTAGCCCATGTAGGATGCTGGTGCGTATCTAAATACTCGTTCCAGTCCTTATGCTGAACCATACCATCTTTGCGCGGGTATGAAATAAGACTACCCTCTGGAAACTGTACATTACCCTTAGCGTGAGACATAGTAATTTCCTCATTTAGTAATTGGCGTTAGGTGTGAATCCCGCGCAGGGAGCGCCCGCGCCGGGATGCGCTTTTATCACAATGTCATAGGCTTGTCAAGCGCTTTTTCTTAAACCGGTTCAATAGCTTGCATGGGTTGTCGGCCTTGTACCCCTATGAGGGCTTCCGTTAAGTTAGGTCGCGCCCATACGGTCGCATCCTCGCCCGGTCCATAATAACTCGGTCTTGTACCTTGTTTTGTAAACCCCAAACGCATTAGCAGTGCTATAACCTCAACACTGTCTCTATGTGTCTCGGCCCACAATACAGGTATTCCAGCCTCTGTCGATAGTCTTTTCCACTGTCTATAAAGCATCATTGTTGCTTCTGGATGCGAAGACACAAAATTACGTACATGACCTTTATCAGCCACTGCATAACCTAATATCTTACCATCCTCTTCAACTACGGCAAGGCTATGACCCAATCTTACCGCTTGTCCAAAAACATATCGCTCCCAAGACTTAGTTACTTTCTTTTTCTCCAACTCCATCACTTGGTCTAAGTCTTCCGGTATCATCTCCCGAATTTGCATTATGCTTACTCCTACAGTTATCTAGGTGCCTCCGCAGTCTGTCTCTTACCACTTCTGGCACACCAGAGTACCGTTTTAATTTAAAACAGAAAGGACACCTAGCTTCTTCCCAGTATGTCACGCCCATAAAAATTTCTTCTTTGGTTTATTTTCGTTATCGTTGCCCATACCATTGAGCATACGCCCTGCCCGCTGTATACCGCTACCCTTTCTTACGTACAGTGCAACATACTGCTCTCCATCTTGTCCGTGACTGTATTTATTTTTCTCCGCTTTCTCCTTGTATCGCGTAGCACCTGCCATCGTGTTACTCATCTTTTCGTAGACATATCCGCCCGCGAATCCTTCGATCATGTATTGACAGTGCGGAGAGATTAAAAACCCATCATTGCGATTTAGAAAGAAGTCAACTGCTTCTTTGCGGGGTGTAAAGGCATTAGTCGGCGCTAACTGGAGTCTTAAATTAAAGTCTGCCAGTACATCAAAGGCATTGCGCTTGTCCAGACCCGATCTACCGCGCCCCGCTGGATCACCGATACAAATATAAGTAAAGCCGTGATACTTTTCTGCCAACAATGGCAGTACATAGTCTTTACAAAACGTTTCTAAGTCCTCATCTGCCGGTGCTAACTCGTCTATGACTCTGAGACACCCTCTTCGGGATAGTTGGTTGAATATGCAAGCCGGATTAAGACCGAAGTCCCATCCAAGAAGCAGTGGTAACCCCCTCTCAGCACGCAATATCTCTTTTGCGACGTGTCGATGCATTGTAAATTGCGGGTATATAGGCTTACCAAACAATTGCACACCATACTCATTAGCAAGCATGACCCTAATATAAGACTCGGAGTTACCCGCGATCTGATTTTTGTAATAATTAGGCGGCAGATGGCTAAGATTCTCGGCATCGGGGTTAACAACCCATTGTTGTAGCTTCTGATCCCAAAATACCGCTGGTGGATACTCAAAAAGCTTGAAGTCTTCAAGTTGCTCCTCCCCTTCAAACAACATATACAGCCAATGACCCACTTTTGGTCTATTAGTGTCGGCAATAATGCCTGTCCAAGTCGGTCCACCTTCGTCCATACGTGGATATCGTGCAATACGACCACGTAAGAAGTTAATTATCTCCTTCGGAACCTCTCTTACCTCGTTTACCCACGCTCCGGTAAGCTCCAACGACAGCAATTTCTTAATATCATCTTCAGTTTCGAGTGCTAAAAACACAAATTCTATGTCTGCTATGGTTCCATCCTGTAATCTCTGCCTAAAATTGGCTCTAATTGGTACATCATAGACCACAGGTGCTACTGTATTCGGTATCCACTCCTGAAAAGTCTTAATAGTTGTTGATTTTAGCTCAGGATATGTGTTTCTTATTATCGCCCAACGTGTTTTCCTTACCCCTTGGAACGGTGCTTGCTCAAAAGCCCGCATTAAAAGCTCCATTACACACCCAGCGGACTTGCCACACCCCACTGGACCCATCAAAAACCGGTAAAGTGTGTCGTTATTATGAAATAAGCGGGCAGTCGGCTCTGCGTCGTAATTAAGAGCACCTGTCCTGCCCGCTGGTTTTAGCTCAATATTTCGTGGGTGAGCTTGACTCATTTAGGTATAATCCCTTGTATAAGGCATTTATTAATCACCCACCGGCCCAAAGACTCTATCCTTTGGCGCTCCCTAAGAGCCTGTATTGCTTCCATAGCTCTATTATGCTCTACCTGCCCCCGTACCTTCCTACGCTGCTCTGCACAATCATCTAAATACCTCTTTAGCTCTTCGTCCATCTTACATTCTCCCGGTTGGTGGACCTCCGGGGTTCGGTAGAAACCCCTTCTTTTTCGTTACTGCTAATCCCTTCGGTGTTTTCTTCCCTTTAATCGCTACTACTGGTTTGATCGGCGGACTCTTGGCCTTGAGCTTCTTCATAACTCATCTTCTCCTCTTTCGGTATAGATAAGTCCACTGCACCTTGTGCAGACCCTAAGAACTTCCCTAAGTCAAACTCTACCGGTGGGTTCTCTTCTCTCTTACCTTCAATCACCCGCTCCCTTTCCCGCACTATCTGCTCCTGCTGCCCCGGTAACAGAGCTACATTAAAGTTATATATTACACCTGCCCCAATACCCAGTCCCACTTGGTCCACACGCTGACCCCAACGCTTCTGCCCAAAACCCTTCGCCATTATCCGATTATGATTAGCAACTTTCTCTGCCTTGTCTAGCTGCTTATCCGGTGGCACAAATGCCCCCGCTAATCTATCTCTCGCTTCAAACATTAAATTATCAGCTTCTTGTTGTAAAGCCCATTCCCAGTCTTTCTCCCTCTGTGAGTCGGCCTGTACCCAGCGTAGTAAAAAGCTTTGCGATATCTGGAGGAGTATGCTTATCTCCTTTGGGGAAAACTGATTTAATAACAAATCACATATCTGCTCTATCCCGATAGCGTTCAGGTATTTCGCAGGATAGATATGCTTTTCATAAAACGCCGGATAGGATCGCGGGTCGAAGTTTTTAAAAGGAGCCTTATAGGATAGCCTCTCCAATAGCTCCAATGGCTTCGGTTCCTCTTTCTTCTCAACCATAGCGTTCATTTGGGTAATAACCTCCCATCTGCTTCTAAATCCTCCTCCACACTAACTTCAGCCATACGCCTAGCAAGAAAGTCATGCACTAATGTCGGCATCATATATTTCCCAATAGGTCCGCGTGCAGCCCAAGAACCCTGATTATGCGATCCATCTATAAACCACACCACTACAGCATATCCTGCTACACCCTTATCTTTTAGAATACG